TTTAGTAGTCGCGTTGTTCAGCCATGCTAAATAGGGATGCTTCAACTGTTGCTTTAGTTTGCTTCTTCGGCATATCTTCAGTCAAAACGCCTTGTGCTGTTGTCGTGTCGAATTCAAGACCTTCACGATACAGCTTGTCCGCGCCCATCTGATCGTCTACGGATGTTTGATCCGAGTTCATGATGTACGCTTCACCCATGTTTAGATTTGTCATAACTATCTCCCTGCGGGTTGAGTTGTTAGCGGACTACACCGCCATAAAGAAATGATTGAGCTATCGGGGTTACTTCGCCCCGCATCGCTGCTGCGCGTGCGTCGTTACGTCTTTGTGCAAATCCCTGCGCGGCCATTGGGGGTGCAGACGGAGCAGGATCAGGAATATCTACGGGTTCCATCTTGCCCATATCTTGCAAAGTTTGAGATACTTCTGCATCCTCTGCAGCCATACGATCAATGGGCCTAGAAGAAAACGTGTCAGCCGCAACTTGACTACCTGCATCGATTGGAACAGGCGAAACAAAGTCAGCAACTCCTGTCGCTACTCCTGCTGCAGTGGAAAGACTAGGGGGCACTCCTAGCTGTGACATCTGTTCACTGGTGGACACGCCCTCTTGTGCAGACCCATAAACGCCTAATGCTTCTAAACCAAGTTCTCCAGCTTTTGCAATCTTGCCCAGTCCGGGAATTGCTCCTAGTGCGCCAAGAGTCGTTGCTGCACCTATGGCTAAAGTATCCTTGTTACGTCCGAGAAACCGCGCCCACTTAGACTTGCCTTTTTCTGCTTTTGCTGCGTCTGACTTTTGTTTGCTAGTAGGACCGGTATCAACCTCTTCTACTTGCTCTTTAAGATCACCTACTTTGGATAGAAGACCTTGCAGTTTATCTATCGTCTTTTGAAGAGTGCCTACAGATTCTTCTGCAGCCCCCGTGGCTTTAGCTGCAGTCGTCTTGACCCTGTTCTCTACTTGTTGTTGTTCAGGAGGGATGTCGACATCTACATCGACTATCGTTTTGTTAGGAAACTTTGCTCCATCGAATCCGTACCCATCCTGACCAAAAAGGACAGCAGGATTGGACTGATTTATCACCTCGAAAAACAAACTGGTAAATAATTCTTGCGTTCGTTGTAATCCGGATAGGGCTGCTCTGCGTTGACTTTTACTTTTAGCTCGTTCTGTTTTGTAATATTCAAGACCAACATTACCGTTTGCGCTGTGTCCCAAAATCTGATTAGCTTGTGTGGCGTCTCCTAATTCATCGGCCAACATCGTAAAAATGTTTTTACGCAAATCACGAACACTGAAAGCTACAGCTTTACCCTTCTTTTTATCGTATATATCTATGCCCCGCGCCTTCATAACACGGTTCATAACAGGATTTATTCCTGACCTAAATTTATCGATGGCTGTTTTTGATTTTTTGTTTACGTCATTGATGTCTTCAAAATCAACGCCCTCCATATCGGAAAACAGTGCGGTACGTCCCTGCGCTTCTGCGTCTGCTGCCAAATCGGCAAGAATACCCTGAACAACCTCTCCTACGTCATAGTTTATTCTTTTGCCTTTATTGCTTAGTCCAAATAGTTTACCATCTTGGGGATCAAACGATCCATAAAGAGAGGTGGCTTCTTTTCCTCGACCGACTTGCAGATTAAGGATGTCTGGGTTACGAAGTCCGGTAAGGGTCTTGATAAGAAAAAAGGCTCTGTGTTCTTTATTAGGAATTTGACGTGCTGTGTCGTCAATAGCCAACATAAAATCGTCAAATGCAGGGAGAATCAAATCACGAGAGCCGCGAGTTAGATCAATTCCAAAACGAGTTTCTTTGCCCTTGTTCTTTGCTTCAAACGCAGTTACAACATTGCTGACATCTACAGGTTTGCCAACATTGATAAGAGTTTTAAGATGCGAACCAAACATACCGGACGCAGTGACAACGCCCTTATACTTTTTGGTTGTTATAAATTTTTGAAGTTCTGTTATCGTCTTTTCAGTATTTAATTCAGATATAAATGTGCTATCTGGCGGATAGCCTGCCGCTTTTAGACTGTTTAGGCTGCGTTGAAACTTATCTCTAAGCTCGTTGCTTTTACCTTTGGTGTGTATCTCAAAGGCTTGCTGCACCGTCATGTCTTGTGAAGTAGGTTCAGTCATCAGTATCCAAATGTCTCATCTTGGACTTGGTACACCTGACTCTTGATTGCACCAAGTTGTTTGTGTATTGATGTGTATCCGCTCATGCGTGTCATCAGCATATATCGCAGAGCGTCGTAGGCGTGGTCTTCTGACTTTGTATCCACGTCTTCGCTGTTGGATTTAGAGAGAGGTATGCCAGCAAGTTGCTTGATTATGTTTTGGCAACTAGAGAAGATACGTAGTCGTGGCTCTTCTGTGTAGGGATCGTCAGCAAGACGGCGGTGTATCTCCATCTTGCCTTGGACACGGTTGCGATCAGAAGGAGTCCAACGAACACCGGCTCTCATCATTGTCTCTGCAATCGATGGGCCGAATCCTGTCTTGTTCCAGCACGACGAGTCCAACACAGTGTAATGCGGTGTCGGATCAAGTTGTTCTGCTTCTGTTATTTTATCGGCCAATTGCTCTGCTGTCAAGTGTTTGACATATAGTTCGCGATAAATCCATATGTTATTATCCCAGTCAATAGCCCCCCACAGAACGCACGACGGACTCGCATAGCCGTAGTCTGCCGCACGTATACGGGGCCAGTTGGTTGGAAGTTCAAAATGTTCGACCACATGTTTTGATCTCGAAAACTCGGGGAAGGCCGCTCCCTCCGCCACGTCCCAATCACCTTCGAGAAGTCTCTTTCGTTCGACTTCGGGGAGCGACCTGAGCATGGCCTCGTACTGGCCGTCTGCCATCAGGTAGGGATTGTCGGTCAACCGTGCCGGGACAAATTTACGAAAGAACAACGGCTGACCTGCCTTTTCGTGTCCGTTAGGCCACAGAAAGGGACTTTTTGTTTCTATATCGAAGGCAGGAAAAGGCTTGTTTGGTTCCAGACCTTCAATGTATGTCTTCTTGACCCACCAACCACCCACTCCTCCGGGGTTGGCTGTGCAGCGCATGTACAAGTGTTGCTGGAGTTCAGGATCAGTAGTACGAAGGCGAGAACGCAGGTAATCCCAGACGTACGGTGTGGGATACTGGGTAATCTCATCGATGCCTATCCAGTTGAATGCCTGACCCTGAAAGCGGGTAACGTCCTTGTCTTTGTCCAGATAGGTAAACCAGATTGTTGCGCCGGACGGGAAATGCCATGTTGACTTGGATTCGCGAAACTTTGCACCCGGAAAGGCTTTGGGGTACAGTTGACGAGACTTGTCGATTAGTTCGGTAAGTTCATCCAGTGTACGACGGAGAAGAAGACCACGATGATTAGGATTGTGACAGTAACGTAGCGGATCAGCAAGAAGTGCAAAACTTTTTCCACCACCGGCTGCACCACCGTAGAGTACATCCCTTTCACCCGCTGATAAAAAGTCCGTTTGAGGTCCATCATTCGGTTGAAAGACGACTTCACTTTCGCCGACAAGCTCCGATACTGCGTCAGGCAAAGCATCCAAATCCCCAAGATCGATTGTGGCAGAACCGTTGCCAACAAGAGCCTTTTCAACCTTTGTAGTCTGTTGTTCGAGCTTTCGGGCATATCTGCGTCTATCCTCTGCTGCTTTGGTTGATTTCTCTGCACGTTTCTTGGCGGCATTAACACGTTTCGTCGCCGCGCGTCTTGCACGCTCTTTTGTAGACAGATTATATGTGGCTTTGGGCGCATTAGGGTCTTTTTTTGGTCTACCGCGCCTCTTGGGGGCTTCTTCAGCCATCAATCACTACTTCATTCTTGGGCGGCAACAGAACCACACCGTGTACTGCCGTGACATTGTGGTTGTGTGTCTCTTGTTTTGCAACTCCTACGCGGTTAAGCAACGATTCAGCGGCTCTTAGCCGTAATTCGTCACCTCTTTCGGGGGCGGGATTGTCAATTGTGGAGACTACACGGTTTGCTGCCTTTATTGCGTTTACTGAAAGTATGTTTTTTGTACGTTCAATGATTTCATCTGCCAATGTTTGCTTAAGCCACTGGGCAGAACCACGGGAATACCCCGCATCTACAGCCGCTTGG